CTTGCAGTGTTGACAGTACCAGTAGTAATAACACCACCACTAATTGAAGTTACGTTACTATTAACTTGCCCACCATTAATGAAAGCAGAATCATTAGTTAAATCTGAAATATTGTCACCTTGAACAACAATACTTCCAGCAGTAATTATTGTTTGTGCAGAAACAGCACCTGTTGCACCAGCTACCGACTGTACTGGTGCTGCTGATGCAGCTCCTGCTGTATCAACATAACCAGCATTATTAGTTAAGTCTGTAACATTATCTCCACTAACTATAATACTTCCTGTAGATATAATGTCATTAACATTTAATCTAGCAGTAGCTACAGTTCCTGAAGTTATATTATCTGCATCTAAGTTAGTAACTGTAATAACTGAAGCATCTATAGTTCCTGCTGTAATCTTATTAGCTGTTATAGAATTAATTTTTGCATCAGTAACATTACCATCTAATATTTTAGGAGTAGTAATTGCATCATTTTTAATATCAGGAGTTCCTGTAGGAGCATCACCTATAGTAAAAGTTAAAGTAGCAGCAGATGATTCTGTACCTAATGTGTTTAATGAAGTTACACTAGCAACATAATTAGCATTGACTGGTAAAAAGTTTAAATCACAATTTTCTACATCTACTATTCTATTTAAAACTTGATTGCTTGAACTATCTACAACATTAATCCTGTATTGATAATCAGGAAAGTCAGTTGGTTCATTCCAAGATAAGAATGGTCTACCTGTAGAACTAGAATCAGTATCAGTAAATGATAATCCTGTTGGAGCTTTAACTGCATAAGCAGAAGGTAGGTTAGCTAATTCTTCTACTGGTTCTTGAGGTGGTACTTCCCATGTATAAACATCAAAGTATTCTATTAAGCTAACTGCAACTAAACCATTAGGTTGTAATTCTAATGCTTCAACTCTACAAACTTTTCCTGAGAATCCTAAACCTGCATAAGTTAAATCTACTATATCTCCTACATTTAATTTATACATCTCAGGAGTTCCTAAGAACTGCATAGTGGTTTGATTTCTACTTCTAGTTAAGATTGCCTTACCCATGTTATATGCTATGTAAGGGTCGCTTATATAAGGAAACTCAGCTTTAATTTCTAATATTTCATTACCATCATCTGAATAATATTCAGGAGTTGCATCATGTAAAACTGTAGCTGTATCTAATTCGTATTTTTTGTTAGCATTAAAAAATTCAACAATAACCTTGTTTGCTTTTTTATCTTTGTTTCCATAGTCAACTGATATACCAGCATCAGCAATAATGTGATTATCATTAATACTAAATGTAGAAGTACCTGTATCTTCTATTGTTAGCTCATACTTACCATCTATATATAAAAAGATACCTCTCATATTAGAAAGAAGTTCTTTTGCATTTTCCATTACATTTTTATTAGTATCTAAATAACCATTGCAATGAAATCTTTTTACTTTTAATAAGGATGAGCCTGTTTGTGATGAATAAGTTGAACCTAATGTGTCATTGATATAAACAATATATTCTTCATTAGAATCATAGAATTGATTTCTTTGTATTTCTTTTATGTCTGCACCATCTATAACACCATCACCATTAGCATCATAAATATATATTTGCTCACCTATTTTATTTTGCCACCAGTTTAAATTAGCATTAGCACCACCAATAGTTATGAAATCATCACCAGCATTACCACTCCAAGTAAGTGATTGTGCTGTTCCATTAAAATAAGGCTGGTCAACTAAAGTATCGCAAACATTAGCAGCAGAGCTAAAAGTTGGCATATTGATTTGTGATTCAGTTAAGCCTTTACCATATTCATTATTAGTAATGTAATCTAAAAAACATAAAGCTGGATTATCTGACCACTCATAGGTAGATGGAGTACCAAACGTTTGACCTGAATCTCTAGGGTCATAAACTTTCTTACCTCTTACCTGTACTGTTAGTTGTGGAATACCTGACCAAATACCTTCTTTGTCATAACCATAATGAGCAGCAATATAACAAATACCATCTAACCTATGTGCTGAAGTCCAATTAGGCATAGATGCAACAAGCATTGGGTCTGCTGTTTGTGATGCAGCTCCATGATGTAGGTTCATAACATATCTATATTTTGATGTAGGACTTGTACCAAATTGACCAGCACCAGCATCAATGCCAGTACCATTTTGTGAAACTGTATTTAATGAACCTGCTCCTGAAGATATTTTATCTGAGCCAATGTAACCACCATCTCTAAATCTAGCTGAATCAGTTAAAGGATTACCATCTAGCTCAATAGTTCTTCCTAATATTTCATCACATTCACCAACTGATAAAGCATAGACCACATATAAATCTCTTGAATCATTAGCAGAAACATCCATATATATGACCTGAGCACCAACCCTTCTTGTACCATATATAACAGGAATCTTGCCACCAGCAGAGGTTTTGTTAGCCATAATGACTTGACCTTGAGCCTGCATATCTTTCATCTGTCTATAGCCTTTCACACCAACTGTTATTGTTGCAAGAGTAACAGTCCAAGATATAACACTAGCTATAGTTGCTGCTGTAGTAGCTCCAACCCCTAAAAATGTTAATAATCCAGTTATAAAACCCATTATTTACCCCATCTCACATCTTCTTTAGTTTGTGTTGCAAATTCCATGCCTTTATCACCTGAACTAAATGATTGTTGTGATTCATCAGAAAAATGTCTTCCTTTAGTTAGATTCCAGTTTGCCCAGTGCGAAGCAACAGTTAAATTAATTGTTGAATCGTCTATGGTTTCGTTAATACCAACATTTCTAATTTGTCCTTTAAAAAAACTAATAGCACCAACAATAGTTTCATCTGCATTAAAATAAGCTAAGTATATTTCTACTTCTTTATCAGTAAATTCACCATCTTCTACTAAACTTCTTATTTGATTTGTTACATTAGATAATCTAATACCAATCTCGTTTATTTGTAACTGACCAGTTTCAGTTGTTGCATCAACCTGTAAGAAACTACCACCAGCTTCATAGCTATTAGAATCATAAGTAACATTAGAATACCAATCAGTTAATCTGATAGTAGATGATAAATTTAATTCAACTAAAAAAGCTGTCTTAGTTGCTGTTGATGATACTTGTGTTTGTAAAGCAGATGATAAACTTCTAGGCATTAGGTTATAACCTCTCTAACATCAAATGAAATACTATAAAAACCACTAGCATCTGTTGAATACATAATCTCATTATTTTCAAGATAAACAGTAAAGCTAGGTTTGTTTACAGTAACAGCTTCATTATCTGCTAGAGATGCTACTAGATTTGGTGATATTAGAACAGTTAATGCTCCACTACCATCAGAATCAATATCTGATTGAACCATATAGACTTTACTATGATTGGCAAACTTAATTATATCACCTGCTTTTAAAGCACCTGTCTGACTAGCTGTAAAGCCATCTAAGGCTATAGAAGCATCTCCTGATGTATGTGCTCCAACTACTTGAATATCTGTTTCTGCTTTACCTGCACCTAAATTATCTAATGGTGCGACTATAGTAAAGTCCTCAAAAGAACCTTTTTGTTTTTGTAAAAATGCAAATATTTCCTGAGCCTTTTCTTGTTGTAAAGGTGGCATTTGCACTGTAAAAGAAAAATATTGACTACCTATTTGTCTGACTTGTTTTTTACCTGATAAAGTCTGATTCAATAATGTTGGTCTATTATCTTTAAAATTTAAACTTCTAAAATTAGGAGATGTTGGAAATTGTCCTGACATTACACTACTCCCATCTTGCCTTGATTATTCATAGCATTGTTTATGATTGATGTTATCAATCCTTTTCTTGATGCTAGTAACTGGTCAAACCCAGCAGCATCTACTGTTGATATATTAAAGTTGACTGTAGCACCCATACCTTGTCCTTTCGTATGGTCTATAACAGTTTCATTAGGATGTAATATTGCAGGGAATCCACCTCTTCCATCTATACCACCTGCTCTGACACCCATACCTGTAAAACCACCACCTTCGTTAGTAGATTTAAATAAGGTATCACCATCAGATAATCTATTGTATTCAATAGCACTTTGTATATCGCCAATTTTACCTTTAACCATACCTACAGCTTTTTGAATAATAAAAACATTTATTAATTCATTTATTATTGCTCTAGCAATAGAGGTAGCCAAATCTTTAAAATCTAAAAATTGTTGACTTGCTATATCAAAAAAACCTTTAAAAGCATTTGTTAATTGACCTTCTACTGTATCTGCAAAGTCTTTAACTACAGTAATATTATTTTTTATAGAATCATTAAATGTTGTAGATTTAAAAGCATCTTCAGTAAGACCTGTTAACTCAATTTGTGCTGACTTGGATTCTTTAATTAATCTAATTTGTTCTTCTAAATCTTTTTTTCTTTGTTTGTTTTGTTCTATTTGCTCAGGCGTATATTCTTGAAATTTAAAACTAGTTTGAAAACCACCAGTCTCTTCTATTTCTTTTAATAAATTATTAACACCTTCAAGCTCACCCTGTAATTCTGTTAATGTTTTTTTTCTATCAACAATACCTAATAAATCTAAAAATTCTAATACTGTTGTTGAAACAGCAACAAATGCTTTTTGTAATGGCAATAATGTAGCTCTTTTAAGCTCATTCATTGTATCGTTAAATATTT